ACCATGTCCCGTTTCTTCGAGTTCATGTGCGTCAAACCTCTCAGTTGAATGTCCGTGTCAGGAACAGCAGGGGCAGATAGGCCATCCCCGTCTCGCTGTAGGCGGGTCCGGGCGGCGAGCCTTCCCGCATCGGCTGATACCCGGTGAGCGGCGGCCGCCAGCCGGCGAAGGCGTCTATCGCCTTTCGCATCAGTTCTCCGGCCTCGCTGCGCGCTTCCGCCCCGCTTTTCGGGTCCGCCACGTTGCGCACCGCGATGACGATCCCCCAGCGAAGATCCACCGCCTGGGAGACGCCCTGGCTGCTCGCGCCGCCCTCGCCGGCGATCACGTCGTAGCCGTCAAAGAAGACGATCCCCGAGGGCGGCCGTCGCACGCTGTCCTCGACGTCGCCCATGTTCAGCTCGGCGATGGACAGCACGTCGATGAGCTCGGGCACTTCGGCCTTCAGCCGGTCCTTGATCGGCTGCTCCAGTTCGAGCCGATGGCGTATCGGATCAGCCACGGCGGAAGTGCCTCTCGATCACGTTCAGGGCGTCGGCCAGCCAGGGGCCGGGAAGGCCCTCGTCCGGCCATTGCTTGCGTGCCGGAATCGTGACCCGCTTGGCGGCTCGCCGTTTGCCGCCGATCTTGAACAGCAACACGCCCGGACCGTCCGGGCGCGGCGTGATGGTCGCGCCGAAGTGATGGATCGCCGCCAGCGAAAACGTCCGGCCACGGTGCGACACCTGGCGGTTGTTGACCAGCTCCACCTGGTCTGCGCCCGCGGTGTAATCCCAGGCATCCCGCAGGTTGCCCCGGTCCCTGAGCGCCTTCCCGCGGCGACTCTTGAGCGCAGGCCAGGCGTTGCCATACGGATCGGTCTGGTTGCGGTAGCCGATTTGTATGCGAGCCTTGAACGCCCGGCCGATGCCGGCGAAAACCGGCGCCATGTTCGCGCCCGTGCGCTGCAGCTTGCCGATGGCGGCGCGCAGTTCCCGATCGTCCAGGCGCAGGTTCTCCATCAGAATCCCTCAAGGTCGTCGCGCGTGAATACGCGCTCTGGCGATTCGACTTCGGCATCGCCCGCGCCCTGCTTCTCGTGGATCTCGGGCAGCCCGAGAGAAACCTTGCCCGCCGCGATTTTGTCCAGGAGCTTCGCCCCGTCCTCGTACCTCGTGCGCACGTGATCGGGCGCATGGTTCTCGTACAAGAACCAGCGCGAGAAGTCCGCCGCGATCCTCGCGATGATCTCCGAGTCCACCAGCACGTCCGGCAGGTACCGCGTGCCGACGCGGGAGTTGATCTCCGCGGTCGCATCACCGATCGCCCCGTTCAGGACGGATTCGTCGATGGCGCCCGATCCGGCCCGGTCGGTGAGCTGGATGAGTTCCCGCTCCCCGAATCGGTCTATCAGTGCCTGCTTAGTGACGTAGTCCACTCACACCCCGCTCAGATTCTTGACCGCGTAGTCGAATTCGTCGTTCGCCTCGTCGCCCGCACCGTATACCGCGGTCACGGTGACGCGTCTCGCCTCGCGCGTGTTGGTCTCGTCGACGATGTCGTTGTCGTCGGCGGATAGGACTATCTCCACGGTTGCGGCCGGCGAAACCGCGGTCGATGCCTTGATTGCCGTGCTCGTGGTGAGGCAGTCGATCCGGTAGTCGACGGACTCCGGCGCGACTGCAACGCCGTCCTTGTCCCGGAACGTGACCGTCAGGTAGGCGGTTGTGCGTTGCGGGACGATATGCATCTCGGATCCCCTTGTCGGCGTGTTTCATGGTTCAATCGAGAGAAAATTCCGCGGTCCTCCGGGCGAGCGAAACGTCCAGCGACCGCTGCACGAGCGGATCGAATGTCATCTCGACGATGCGCTCCCCGCCGTCGACGAGTAATGCGCCGCTGCCGACCGAGTTGCTCGCCATCAGGCCGGAAAGGCGCCTCGTCACCGCCAGGGGCTCGGCCGACAGGGTGGCTGTCGACTGGAGTGCGCCCGCCACCGCGCGTGTGACGCTGACGGCGCCGGAGAAGGTGGCGGCCGAAGCTGTCTGCCCCGCCAGACCCCGCACGACGGCGAGGGCGCCGGAGGCCTCGGAGACAGAATCCGCCTGCCCGCCGATCGGACGCTCCACCTCGAGGGCGCCGGCCGCGGCCGACGCGGAGGCCATCGTGCCCGAGAACGTGACGGCGGATCCGCCGGAGACGTCCAGGCTCCCGCTGAGCGCCGACACCGCGTTTGCGCTGCCGGAAATCTCGCGGTCGACGTCTACCGCGGCGGCCAGTGCCGAGCTGCCGGCGAGCGCGCCGGCGAGCGGCCGCTCGACGCCGAGGCTTGCCGACGCGCCGGACGCGGCGGCGAGCGTGCCCGACAGGTTGACGGTGCCCTGGATCGTGAGCGCGCCGGCGAGCGTGGACTGTGCGTCGATCTGCGCGACGATTGCGCGATCGACTTCCGCGGCCGCGGCGAGTCCGGATACGCCGGCAAGCGTCCCGCCGAGGCCCACGGCCAGGGTAATCGACGTCGCCGCGCCGATGGCGCCCTGGAAGAATCGATGCACCGCCAGCGACACGTTCATAGCGGATCCTGCCGCGATGACGCCGCCCATGCTCCGGTCGACGCCCATAGCGGCTTGCGCGCCGGAGGCAGCCGCCAGGGTGCCGGCGAACAGCACATCCGAAGTGCCGACGGTGTAGGTGCCCGTGACCTCCGCGGCGAAGACGCGTTCCTCGATGGTGTCGCCGCCCTTGGCCTTCGTGATGCTGAATCGCAGCACCACCAGGGCGGCGTTCCAGGTGGCCTCGTCCGCGCCCGTGTTGGGGTTCGTAAGCTCGACGGCGCCGGAGTTCGTGGGCGTCGTCGTCGTGATGTCCGAGGCAATGGTGACCTCGTCGGTGAGCGGCGTCGATCCGTCGGACTCGACAATCTGCGCGGTAAGGGAGTCCCAGCTATTGAGATCCGGCTCGGCGGAAAGCGCGTAACGAAGCTGGATCGACACGCTGTCGACGTTGCCGAAATCCCCGGGCATGTCCTCGAGCGCGAATACGGCCACGCCGGTGTGTGTCGTGTTCGCCGTGTCGTGGACGTCGGTCGAGTCGTTGGCCGAGCCGATGGCCTGGAGCACGGGCTCTGCGCCGGTGATCGCCGTATTGCTGGACAGTCCGGACTGGAAATTGCCCAGGGTGAGCGTGCCGAGATCAGACACCTAACGCCCCGCACGTCGCGCACCGCTTGCCTGGCGGAGGCCAGCTCCCGCACGAGCCGCCGCCCATCGAATCCCAGTACGGCTGCACGTCATCGAGATATTCCTGACTCGCATGCACGCGGTCCCACGATCCGAGCCTGCGCAACAGCCCGCAGGCAAAGTGTCTGCCCGGCACCGTGTCCTCTTCCAGGTGAGGACAGACACGTCTGGAAATGTGGCAGCAGTGGTCATCGGCGTTGCCGTCGCATGCCACGCTTAATCGAGCGTGATGTCCGCATCGCCCGGCGCGATCTTCGCGGTGTCGCCGGAGAGCACGGGCTTCGGCGTGTCGAGCGCGCCCGCACCGAGGTAGTTGCCGGCGGTCGCGGCGTCAAACAGCACGTAATGCGTGAGGTCGGCGCCGGCAAGCCAGTCCGCGCTCGCCTGCGGAAATGCGATCTCGTTGGCGTTGTCGATGAGCGACGGATCGGCGAGCGTGGCCCCGTTCCAGTCCGCTGCCGCCGTCACGACCCGGGCGTAGGCGCCGCCCGAAGGCTCGGTGACGTTGGTGCCGTCCTCGGCCGGCGTGGTCGAGGAGAGGCCGACGTAGATTTCCGGTGCGCTCGCGAGCGCGCCGAAGTTCGAGGTCTTGCCGAACAGGGAATTGAGAACTGCTTGTGCGGTAAAGTTGCTAAAGCTCACGGGTTATCCTCCAAAAAAATCATCCGGTGATGTGCTTGACCGCCCAGAACACGGCTTCTTCGATCTTCGTCTTCGCTATCGACAGCTCCCGGCTCGTGCCGATCTCGTCGAAACTCTCGATCAATTGCAGGCCCATGTCCTTGGTCGCCTCCACCAGCGCTTTCTCCTCGTCATTGAGAACGCGGTACCGGTGTCTGACCGCGTTGTTTTGCGTGCGCCGGTCGCTTGTGCTGTCCATCTGGTTCGTCCTCTCCGATCAAAAAGCCCCGCACACTTTGCCCTTGGCAGGCGAAAGGGCGGGGCCTGAGTGCCATGTTTGTAATTATTTTTTGGCTTCGCCGGTGCCGTCGCCGTCGCCCTGGATTTTCTTAGGATCGCCCGCGGGTCTTTGGCGGGTCGCCGCTGGAAGATCCCTCGGTGGCTTTCGAGGCGTCGCTGCGTCCTTCAGGCCCGGCAGATATTTCTCGTCGACCGACAATTCCTCGCCGGGCCCGTAATACTTTCTCTGGTGCCGCACCGTGTTGCCGGGCAGCACCGTGACTTTTACCCTGCTCATCGTGGTCTCCTGTAGATGCCAGTGTCAGCCGGGCGAGCCCGCTCAGAGGACCTTCGCGCTCACGAATGCGTCCGGGGTGTGCGTCGCCGGCAGAGGCGCCGACTGCACCTGCGCCCAGCGCACGCTCGGGTCCTTTTCCTCCCACGACTTCGGGAAGAACCGCGTCACGGCCGTGGCCTCGAGATCCTGGATGGCCGCGTAGTGGCGCGTGTTGCGCGCGGCCATGCCGTCCGCGCCAAGGACCACCCGGTCCGCGGGGATCATCGGCTGCTCCACGCCGGCGTCGTCGATGTACCACTCCTCGTAGGAAAACAGGTCGATGCCCCGCAGGTTGCCGACGTAGATCACGCCCTCGATGGGGTTCTCGCCGGCGCGCAGCAGGCCCGCTTCCGTTCGCCGGTTGTCCACGAGCTTCTGCACGGCCGCGTTGTGCAGGACCTCTTCGACCACGTCGCTGCCAAGCACGGCGTTGCGCGCCGTGAGCCCCGTCGCCTTGGCGATCAGGCTGCGCCACGCCACCAGGTCGCTGTCGATGGTGGCCGCCGCGTCGTCCCAGAGATCCGTGCCCGTGAGCGTGATGTTGTGGGCGGCGTCGCGCAGGAAGTCGATCTCGGCGTCGATCTCGTCGCCCGTGATCGTCACCTTGCCGGTGATCAGGGCCTGCGCCGCCATCCACTCCTCGCGCCGAGTGATGATCTCCATCAGCTCCTGCAGGTCCTTGGCAAGCTGCTCGCGTGCGCGGTCCGCCGGGCTCCGCGCGTCGTAGATGGTCTCGCCGGCCATGCGTTTCAGCATGTCCGCGGCGCGGGTTCGCATCTTGGGCTTCACGTAGGGCACGCGGATCGAGTTGGACTTGAATCCAAGCTGCTGCATCACCTTGCCTTCGTGAATCGGACGCTGGAATGGCGCCATCCTGCGCTTGCCCTTGAAGATATCCACCTCCACGAACTCGGTGTTGTGCGTCTCCTGGACGGTGAAAAAGGTCTCCAGCAGGAACGTGCGCGGCGGAAGCATGAGCTCGATGGCTCGCAGCATCACCCGGGTGTCGAAAATATCCATGTTGCGTTTCCTCGTTGCTTAAACTGGATCGGACCCGATCAGACCGCCGCGCCGGAGACGTAGATGCCCAGCCCCCGCAGGGTCGCCCGGATCGTGTCGTCGAAAGTGGTGAGCGACTCGGCCTTGAAATGTCCGGAGAGGTAGATGGTGCCCACGGCGTCTTCGCTGGTGGCGTCGACGTCCACGCCCAGGATCGCGACCGGATCCTCGAGGCCGTTTATCGCGCCGGAGTCGTAGGCGCCGTACTTGCCGTCGTCGCCGCCGCCGTCCGTAATTTGTCCGAGCACCTGGCCACGGACCAGCTCGCCCTCGCCCGAGACGACCGTGCCGCCTTCCGTCACGCGCGGGAATGCGCCCGCGAACAAATCGTCTTTCGTCAGCTCGGTTTGCGTTACACCAAAATCTTCAGGAGGCATGGTTCGTTACCCTCGGTTGTGAATTCTGTCCGGCGGTCTCTCGGCTGCCGGCTCAGGCAGCCCGGCCGCTCGCCTGTGCGATGGCCTTGGCTTCCATCTCGATAGCGTCGTGCTCCGGGTTTTCCGCGAAGCTCGCGGCGCTGCGTTCGCTGTAGTCCACCTGCACCGGCAGCGACTGGAGGAACGAGCGGATGAACTTGCCGCCCTCCTGCGTCACCTGGTTGTCGCCATCGGCGAACTCGATGGTCGTGTCCCCCGGCACCGCGGCCAGGTACTCGGCGAGCCCGGCCTTGTAGCGCGGCAAAACCTTGCCGGCTTTCACCAGGCCTTCCACGAAATCGGCGGTCTCCTGCTTTTGCCGCGCGCGCTCTGCGGCAATGAGCTGCTCTTCGCGCTCTGAGAAATCCGCGTGCTGGGCCTTGAGTGTCTCGTTCTCCTTGATCAGCGCTTCCAGCTTCTTGATCAGCGCTTCCAGCTTCGCCTTGTCTTCGCTGCTGCTCATCTCGGCTTCCTCCGTCTCGGAAAATTGGGTGGCCGCGCTGTCGTCGTGCTCGCGCATGGACTGCTCGACCTCGTCGACCATGTGATTAGGGAGCACCCGGTCCGCTTCCTCGGTGCTGAATCTCTCGATGATCCACTCGCGCACGTTGCGCATCATTCGGGCCAGCGCCCACAAGTGCGCGTCAGCGAAGTCCGCCTCGGCGAATTCGATCTCGACGCAGCGTCCGTCGTCGGCGAACGTCGCATCCTTGAGTCCCTTCACCGCCGGCGGCATCGCGCCCAGGAACCCGACGTGGCGCAGGTAGTAGATTCCGGGCACGGGGTTGCGCGGATGGTCGGGCGGGAAAAACGATGCGGAGCGTTTTTTGAATCGGCCCTTGTTGACCATCTCGGCGAACTGCGGCTCCACCTGTCGCGGCCGGAAGCTCATCAGGCTGTCGGCGTAGCTCAGGCCGTCGACCCAACCGTAGGCCGGCGCATCCGTCTTGGGGTGGCCGACGACGAT